CCGTGGAATTTTTCCCCCGTTTTGCAATAGAGCCTAGTTTATTACAAGATATGGAAGAAATGAGTGCAAAGTTGATGGAGAGAAAGGCTCTTGACAAGGAAATAACAAAAGAACTTGATCGGAGAATGAGGTTGTTGACCATTGAGGCATCTGGCAATAAAGAACTTTTTGCTTTGAAGCAACTGCAATTTGAGCTGGAAGACCGTGCGGGAAGACAGCTTGAAGAGGGCGAAATTCGAAAGCTGAAGCTGTTTGTTGCTGAAGAGGCCCGGTTAAAAAAACTCATTGCCGCAAACGAGGAAACCGGACAACAGATCACAGAAATTTGGGAAGCGGTGGGTCGGCGCACAGAGGATGCTATCGTCAATGCCCTGACCGGTGCCTCATCGGCTATGGAAGGGTTCAGAGATATTGCTTTGGCAATCCTTGAAGACATCACCAGGGAGATCGTTCGTACCAGCCTTATCCAACCAATATTTAGCAGGGAGGGCGGTTTTATTGCCGCGGCCACTTCTTTCTTTGGTGGGTTTTTCGCCCATGGTGGTTCCTTCACCGTTCCAGGGTCGGGTGGCACTGATTCCTCGCCTGTTAGTTTTATGGCCACCCCTGGGGAACGTGTTGACGTCAGGACTCCTGGGCAGGTGTCGAATGATGGTATGGGTGAAGGGGATGTAAATAATAGAATCTCAATATCCAACACCGTGAATATAACCGAGAGCGGAGTGTCATCAAACACGTCAATACAAGGTGCGGCGAATGACTTGTCCGTGAAATTGGGTGAACAGATCAAGCAAGCAGTTACGGAATTCATTATTAACGAGCAAAGACCTGGGGGACTTCTTCCCGCGAGAGGGGCGTAGTGTCAGACTTTAATTTTGCTCCCTTGACGGGGCTGCAAGCCAGAAATAATCCTCGAAGATTAGAGTCTCATTTCGGCGATGGGTACTCACAGCGTACAGCAGATGGCATCAACACCAATCCCCGTGAGTGGGACGTATCTTTTGCTTTTGAGTCCGAGGCTGACATGGACTCGATTGATGACTTTTTTGAGACCAGGGGCGGGGTTACAGCGTTTACCTGGACACCACCAGGCAAGCCTGAAGGGACGTTTGTTTGCTCCGAGTGGAATAGATCATATCCAGAAAAAGAACGTTCAATCATAACGGCGGTGTTCCTACAGGTATTTGAGTGAGCCTTCTATCTGACATACAAAAGCTTGAGCCGGGAGCAATTATTGAGCTATTTGTCTTGGATGCTACTTTACTCGGTGGAGCGGTGAACCGGTTCCACGCCGGGACTAATGAGTTAACGTCCGCCGTAGTCTGGCAGGCAAACACCTACCAGCCCTTCCCTGTCGAGGCGGACGGCTTTGATAAGAATTCAAAAGGCGTAATCCCAAGGCCAACGTTAAGAGTGGCGAATGTCAACGGCTTGATAGGAAGTCTGATCCAGCAATTCAATGACCTGGTCGGTGCGAAAATCACAAGAAAAAGAACGTTGGTTAAATACCTGGACGCGGCCAATTTTACCGGCGGGGTTAACCCGACAGCTGACCCTAACGAAGAATTCCCTGATGATGTCTTTTTTGTAAATCGTAAGTCGGTGGAAAACAAAATCGCTGTGGAGTTTGAACTCGCTGCGGCCTGGGATGTGTCGGGAATAACACTTCCACTCAGGCAGGTCGTTCAAAACGTATGCCCTTGGGTTTATAGAAGCCCCGAGTGCAGTTATGCCGGGGGACCGGTGGCGAAAGTAGACGATACGCCCACGGCTATTCCGGAAGAAGATCAATGTGGAAAACGCATCGTTTCCTGCAAGTTACGATTTGGGGATTTTGCGGTATTGCCTTTTGGGGCTTTCCCGGGAGTAGGGTTGATCCAATGAACACAAAGGTTTTAGAAGATATTTTCGAGCACGCCAAATCATGCTACCCGAAAGAATGTTGTGGCCTGATTGTTATGATCAAGAGAAGGCATCGTTATAAACCGTGCCGGAATATCACAAATAATAAGGGCTCTTTTGTCATACACCCTGAAGACTATGCGGATGCTGAAGACTCGGGGGATGTCTTAAAAGTGGTGCATTCGCATTGCAACCAAAACGCAAAGCCATCTCAGGCGGATTTGGTTGGCTGTGAGAAGTCAGGGATCCCCTGGGTGATTGTTTCATGGCCGACAAAGCAGGTGCGCGAGTTTAAACCCACGGGCTATGAAGCCCCGTTGATAGGGCGTGAGTTTATCCACGGCACGATCGATTGTTATTCACTCATCCGAGACTACTACAAACAAGAGCTTGGAATTGAGTTGCTTGATTTTGTTCGCCCTGACAACTGGTGGCATAAGAAGGGGAATCTGTATCTTGAGAATTTTGGCAAAGCAGGGTTTGTAGAAACCGACCAACTGGAAAAACATGCAGTCATATTAATGCAGATTGGTTCCCCGGTGCCTAACCATGCAGCGATTCACCTGGGGGATAACATCATTCTTCACCACGTGCAAAAAAGGCTGTCATGTAGAGAAGTTTATGGTGGCTACTGGAAGAAAAACACATGGGCGATATTAAAATACGAGGGAGGCGAAGTTGCTTAGAACAGTAAAACTCTACGGTCATCTTGGTAAAACCTTTCAGAAGGAGTGGAAGCTGGATGTCAAGACTCCGGCTGAAGCGATCAGGGCAATCTCCGCCAACTGTAAAGGATTCCGGTCTTATTTGGAAAGGTATAGCGAGCCGGGATACCGTGTTCTGGTAGGGGAATCGGAGTTAAGTAGAGATACCTTGTCACATCCTCCGGGACGGGGCGTGATCAAGATTATTCCTGTTGTCGCTGGCGGAGGGAAAGGATTTTTCAATATAATTCTTGGCGCCGCTCTAATAATCGCGGCTCCGTATGCATCGGGTCTTGCCAGTAGTGCATTCTTAGCGGGTGAGATTGGCTTGGCGACTTTGGGGACGGTAGCCCATTTAACGGCATTCGCTCAAACTATAGGCATTGCAATGGCTCTGTCTGGGGTCGCCGGACTCCTGGCGCCAAGTCCAAGCACAGCTACAGAAGAGCGTCCTGAAAACAAGCCCAGTTATGCATTTAATGGCCCTATTAATACAGTCGGTCAAGGTAACCCTGTCCCTATTCTTTATGGGGAGTTGATTGTCGGCGGGCAGACGATTTCAGCCGGATTGTCTCTTGATGATATCTCTTCCGAGTGTTCAGTGGGTGCAGAGAAAATTGCTTGTGCGATAGGTGGCGGTTTTACAAAATGAAGAAACCAATCAAAATCCAAGGTGCAGGGGTAGGCGGTAAAGGCGGCGGATCAACCCGTGTCGCCCAAGAGGCGCCAGATACTTTACGCTCGAAGCAGTTTGGCCGCATTCTCGATCTTATTTCTGAAGGGGAAATTGAGGGACTGTCAAATGGGCTGAAGGGGGTCTATTTTGATGAGACGCCCATTGAAAATGAAGACGGGTCTTTAAATTTCAAAGAATTTGCAGCTGCTGCAGTTCCAGGGAGCCAGGCTCAAGAACATCTGCCAGGGTTTACCGAAATAGAAAGTGAAAAGGCTATTTCTGTTGAGGTGAAAAACTCTCAGTCGGTAACCCGAAGAATCTCCAATGCCACGCTTGACGCCATCCGTGTAACACTCGGCGTTCCACGCCTCACCAACCAGAACATAGAAAATGGCGATCTCAACGGATCCAGCGTTCAGATTGCCATTGATCTACAGTCTGATGGCGGAGGATTTATCCAAGTCCTGACCAACACGATTTCTGGTAAAACCACCACCAAATACCAGAGAGCCTATAGAATCCCGTTGACCGGTACAGCCCCATGGGACATCAGGGTAAGAAGACTCACCGCCGACAGCGAGAAATCAAATATTCAGAATAATATCTTCTGGGACTCTTTCACCGAAATCATAGACACGAAGTTCAATTATCCTAACTCTGCCGTTGCTGGCATCCAAATGGATGCCGAACAATTCAGTGCCATTCCTAGACGCGCCTACAAAGTGAAGGGGATAAGGGTAAGAATCCCCTCGAATTATGACCCCATTACTCGAGTTTATACCGGGGTCTGGGATGGTACTTTTAAAATTGCATGGACTGATAACCCTGCCTGGTGCTTTTATGACCTGGCAATAGAACCCAGGTATGGCTTGGGAGATTTCCTGAGTGATGACCAGGTTGATAAGTGGGAACTTTTTACCATTGGCCAGTATTGCGATCAGTTGGTCAATGATGGTTTTGGCGGATCTGAGCCCCGGTTCACCTGCAACTTGTATCTGCAGACCAAGGCCGAGGCCTATACGGTCCTCATGAATATGGCTTCTATTTTCAGAGGCATTTTGTTTTGGGGCGGCGGATCACTCATCCCTGTGCAGGACAGCCCGCAGGATGCTCTACACCTTTTCACACCGGCTAATGTTGTTGATGGCGTTTTTAATTATTCTGGGACAGGAAAAAACACCAGGCATAGTGTGGCTCTCGTTTCGTGGAATGACCCTGATGATTTTTACCGGCTGAAAGTGGAATATGTGGAAGATGTCGAGGCTATCTTACTCTATGGGGTCAATAAGACTGAAATCGTAGCCTTTGGATGCACTTCTCGCGGACAGGCCAATCGGTTAGGCAAATGGTTATTACTGACTGAAACCATAGAAACCGACACGGTCACCTTCAAGGTTGGGTTGGATGGGTTCTTCATTCCCCCAGGTCGGGTTATCAAGATTCAAGACCCTGCGAGAGCAGGGGAACGCTTTGGCGGACGGATTAAAAGCGCCACTGTGAACTCCATAGAATTAGATAGCGAGGTGGAGATCGAAGCGGGCAAGGATTACACGCTTACCGTTGTTTTTCCCGATGGAACCAACGAAGAACAGGATGTGACAAACGTCCCCGGCTTTTACACGACTTTAACTACCGATACATTCTCCCAGTCTCCTGAGGTTCAGGCCATTTGGATATTGGCTTCCGATGACCTTGTACCACAACAATTCAGAGTGGTTGCTGTTTCTGAAACAGGAAAAGCAGAGATTGCCGTAATAGCTCTCAAATATAACCCAGGGAAATTCGATGCAGTGGAGCAGGGTATCCAGCTGGAAGCCCTCCCAATATCAGGTGTGCTAAATGTCTTGAGCGCCCCGGTCAACCTGATAATTGGAGAATACCAGGTCAACCACCAGGGGGAATTAAAAACGGTGATGATCGTTTCATGGGATGCTGTGCCCCAGGCTGTTTCATTCCAATTCAAATACAGAAGGTTTAACGAAAACTTTATAGCGCTGCCTGAAACTTCCAATCATTTTATTGAAGTGTTTGACGCTGACCCCGGCACTTATCAGGTATCGGTCATTGCTGTATCCACAGAAAGTATTGTGTCCCTAGAGGCAACGGCTGTTGGCCAAGTCCTTGGTTCGTCTGCTGTGGCTGTAATGCCGGATATAACAGGCCTGAGTCTCTTCCAGAACGAGACAACGGAGTTTACAGGGGATGAAATTAAAATCACCTGGGACGAGGTCCGGGTTGACGGGGACCCTGAGGCTTCCGTTTTTGAAACATACGAACTCCAGGTTTTCGATGATCAGAGCGAACTCTTACGCGTTGAACAGCTTACGGACAACTCCTATGTTTACTCATTTGAAAAGAACGATGAGGACGATGAGCTATCCACCACACCTGCATTGCCTATACGCGTCCCTATAGTCGTCTCACCCTTCCCAGCTAAATTAAAAATCAGAGCATCGGTCGCATTTGTGTTAGCCCCCGTCTTGATACCCTTCCCTGTAGAGATTGCGGGTGTGGTCCTCCGGTTGGATGCTGCGGACACGGATACCATCACAGAGGCTAGCAATAATGTTTCTCAATGGGATGACAAGAGTGGTAGTGGGAATCACGCGGTGCTGGGAGCTTCACCGAAGACAAATTTAAATACGATTAAGGGGCTCAATGTGATTTCCTGGGATCTTTTCAATAACATCTTGACCATTACAAGCCCAAGCCTTGACGGGCTTTGGGCTACAGGGGCAACCATTATTTTTGTTTCTCAAAGTAACTCATTGGGAGCAGGTAATGTCGGTAGATTTTTGGATAAAGAACAAATGTGGCGGGTTAATAAAAAAGCAGGCGGTACGGGAGCATTGGCATTTACTGTTAAATTTTCAACTACGAGTGGCACATTTGAAACCCCTGACAATTCATTTCCTCTTACTCCGTCTATCGTCACTCTTACATATGATGCGTCAAGTACGGCTAATTTACCCAATATCTACATAAATGGCGTTGTCCAATCGCTCGGGTCAGTTACAACCCCTATTGGTACATATTCAACTAATTCGCTCCCTCTGGGTATAGGGAATCGTCATAACGGTTCGGATCGATCCTTCGATGGAGATTTTGGCGAAATTATTTTTTATGACCGGATAATATCTGACCCGGAACGGATAGAATTAGAACAATATTTATTCAATAAATGGACTCTCCCGCCCCTCGTTGTTGTTTCACCGCCGGATGCAAAAATGAGGATGTCTGCTATAGCCACTAGTGTTTTGATACCAATTATTGTTGGGCCAGTCCCTGCGAAAATGAAAATTAGAACAGTTACAGGTTTGATTGATACACCGTTTATTGTTGAGCCGGTAGCTGCAAAAATGAAAATTAGAACTGCCGTGGGCAGTGCTGATATTATTTAAGATTAAAAAGGAGAAGTATTATGAGCGGAGGTACTAATAAATTAAAAGCAGAAATGATGGCTCTTTTTTTTAGAAACGAGCTTGAACCAACGACTTTTTTTGTCGCACTGGTTACTAACGACAATGTCCCCGGACCCGACACAAACACCATGGCCGATCTGACAGAGATCACTGCTGGCAATGGTTATGTGGCCGGTGGGCAGGCGATAGCCAGAGATAATATTGATTTCCCAACTTTTACGGAAGACGACTCAGCCGACAAAGGAGTTTTGGGTTTAAAGAATCTAACGGTAACGGCAAGCGGTGGCCCCATTCCATCTTCTGGCAACGGTGCGCGGTATGCGGTGTTGACCGATGACAATGGGACTATAAGTTCCCGCAAGGTCTATTTATGGTTCGATCTTTTGTCTGAAAAGTTTTTATCAGACACCCAGCAATTACAAATGAATGGAATGAATGCTGAAATCCACGAATTTTAAAAATGGCCAATAGAACACTAACATTTAAAGTCTTTCAAAGGGGCAAACAAGATCAGTTGTCCCTTAACCCGGCTGTACTGACAGTAACCAATCCGCCTCCTGAATTGCCGACCAATGTTTCCATAGAAGCGGTTTTCAATACGATATTTTTCGAATACACACCGCCTACGGATTTGGACTGGAGGGGTATCCTGATCTGGCTTTCAACCAATTCTGGTTTTAATCCAAATGACCAGAACCTAGTCTACGAAGGACCGGACACATTGGTTCCGATAGGCGGACTGGCTGCTAACACTACTTACTATATTCGGTTCGCAACCTTTGATGGCTTCGGAAAAGACGAGATCATTACAAGCTCCGAGTTCAGTGTCACCACCGATGAAATTATCGAAAACCAGATTGCCGATTTTGCTGTGACCAACGCAAAGATTAGCAACCTTTCGGCCGATAAAATCATTAGCGGAAATATTGTATCAGACAATATTTTTCTAGGGGAGGGAACAGACTTCAAACTGGACGGGCCTGCAAAACAGATCACCGTCAAAGACGAGCAGACGCCATCAGCAGTTACAAGAGTCAAGATGGGGAAGTTGGGTGCCAACCCTGAAGACTTTGGACTGGAGGTGTTTGATGAGAATGGAGACCTGGTTGTTGGAGCTAATGGGCTTGGGTTAAACGTTGTCGGAGATCTTCAGCTTAGCACTGAAGTTGAAGAAAGGCTATCTCCTCCGGGCGGGATGATGGATTTTGCAGGTTCCGTAGCCCCGAACGGCTGGGCACTAGCCGATGGCAGTACTTATGATTCTATTGCCGACACGTCTTTTGCTGCCCTGTTCGCTGTTATTGGGACTACCTACGGAGGGACAGGAGCTTCAGATTTTAATGTCCCCGATTTTAGGGGCCGGGTTGGCATTGGCTTGGACAATCTTGGTGGAGCTTCAGCAAATAGAATGACCAATGCTCAAGCAGATGTATTAGGTGGTACGGGTGGTGTTGAAGATGTTTCCCTGACTGAGGCACAAAATGGGGTACATGCCCATACGGGTGGGGCACATAATCACACTGTTAATACAGGTGGTGGGGGTGGTACTGGGACAGTAGGTCAGGCCTCTTCTGGCGGCACAAATGTTGCCACCAGTTCAGCCGGTGCAGCTGCCACCACCTCTTCTGGTTCTGGGGCAGCTCATGCCAATGATCAACCATGGATGGCGATGACGAAAATTATTAAGAAGTAAAAAGAGCAGGCCGGGTGCAGTAAACACCCGAACCGATGCGTGTGGACGCACCACTGGATAACCAGCTACCCACGTGAATAACTCCATGGTGCAATGAATAATTTAAGTAAAGAGGGCTATACAGTGGACCCCATTACCCGGCACGACCTTGATGAAGCTTTAGATCGCCACTCTGCATCGATCAAAGAGCATATCAGTTTGAAGCTACAACCTGTGGACAAAAACCTAGATGCTCTTAACAAAACAGTATATGGGAGAATGGGTTCTAATGGCCTTGCGGGATCAGTAAAAGTTCTCAAATGGGGATACGTTCTGCTCGCCGGTGTGATGATTTTCTTTGCCAAAGAGTTTTTTAAGTTATAAAAAACCTAAGCGAGCGGCCCGAAGGAAAAAGCTGTTCGGACGAAGGGGTGAAGAAAGACCCTCCTGCCACCCACTTCGGCTATGATTCAAAATGAATATCTTATCCCAGCTTCTAAACTATGATTAAGGGTGCTTTTAGCAAAAGGGTTAAAAATCCGATACCCCACATTCATAGATATGGAGTCAGTAAATCCTACAGCAACCCCAAGCATTCCTTGAGTCCCAAGCCCTACTTTTGTTTCATCCGTTTGATGGTCGTAAAACTCAACATCATCTAATGAGACCCCGGTTAAGCGACTTGCATTTTCCACGGTGTATTCGGTTTTCTGTAAAGTAACTCCTAAACCTGCTCCTAGATATGGGGTAAAAATACTTTTATTTTTGAAATCTTTATAAAAGTTTATCATTAAAGAATGTATCTGCTGCTTACCACTTGCCGGCAACTGAAATGCAAGAGAATCACCAGTTGTAATTTTTTCAAATTCCCCTGTCCCCTCTCCAAACTCATCTTCAAATTCTCTTCCTTCATTAACTTCATAGATGGAAATAGAATTGTTGGCGTCCCCCTCTGCCGTGCCCCTTCTATAGGAATACTCAAGTTCCACTCTCGTATCTGATTTTTTAAATTCCATCCCTACTGCACTGATAATGGCAAAATCATAGTCAATTTTTCCGTCCACGCGATTGCTATAACCCTGCTCTAACCAAGAGTCCCCACTGCCCGGTGATACCGAAGTGTCATCCTTAGAAATGCTCTCGTACGTGCCAAATAATTTGCCCACAGACCCAGAAACATAAAAACTGGAACCATC